CTGCAACTGAAACTATTGAACTAATAGGGGCCAATGCTAACACAAGAGTCCCTGTGTGTGATCATGTTTCAGAAAAAGCAAATGTATGGTACACCAAGGATGTAAAACTTGTCAATTATGATGTGGCCTTATCATCCAGGTGTGAGGATAACAATCTTATCAGAGAGAACATTAAGGGCAATCTGATAAATATTGTTATTAAATCTGGTTTAAGTGGCAAGTTGACATTTTGTACGGCATTAGGACTTAAAGAAGATTATTATCTTACTGTAGGACACCCCATAGATTTGGAGGGAGATGCTCCCATTGAATTTAGGGTGGTCTTTGGTGAACGGTTTACAGTAAGTGCCAATTCCACATTCATTGTTTCACAAAATAATATAGCTATGAACGGTGATATTTGTGTTTTTAAGCTGTATGGTTCAAATCCATGTAAAAACATCATGAAATATATACCCAAAGACATTTTTAAATGGCGTGGAAACGCTGAAATTTTGTATAAAAATGAAGACGGTATGAACTTCATGACACCCGTGTATGGATGTTATGAAACTTATCAAATGTTAGGCGATGTAAAAGTTAATGGTTTAGAATATAGTTGCCCACGATACTTAACAAAAGGATCGTGTGGTTCTGCTTTATGTATAACTACTCCTGACAATAAGGCATTCATGATAATTGGCATTCATTGTGCTGGTACTGAAGCTCCTAATAGTAACTTAGCTTGGAAATTAATTCCAGAGACTGAGAAAAGAGCTAGAGGTGTTAGTCACAGTGTGTGTCTGGATATATTGGAACCACTGATATCCAGTATTGATACAGGTTTTGGTGTCTTGTCTGCGTGTGTTCGACCCTTATCATGTGATGATAGGAAGGTGACATTGCAGGCAAATATTCATCGTAAAAGCCCGGTTAGGTATCTTAAAGATGCTACTTTGATTGTTCATGGGACATTGTCTTGTCCTCGTGCGCACACAAAATCCAAAGTGATTGATAATATATGTAAAGATTACTTTGTAGCAAAGGGTTATGTACCAAAGGTATATAAACCAGATTTAGATAGCTATAAACCCTGGTATAAAGCACTCAACGATAGTACTCATCCGTCGAGGAGGTTCGATCCCGACGCTTTAGCGATGGCTATTGATGGATACTATGCTGATATTAGATCATTAATTCCATTGGAACTAATAAAGCAAATGGTACATGCCGTATCACTTGAAGTAGCCATCAATGGTATGGACGGCGCGGCTTTTTTAGATGGCCTTCCCCGGTCAACCAGTGCTGGTTTTCCATTTCTGACTACGAAAAAGAAATATATTGTTCCTCAGAATCCAACTGAACTGAACATGGATCCCGTTACATTTACACCAGAAATTCTAGGAAGAGTTGAGGACATTAGATCACTTTACCATGATGGCCTCAGGGCTTCACCAGTATTCAATTGTTGCATTAAGG